TCAGGTGAAACTCCATCTCAACCACCACATCCACCATCACATACAGCCGGAATGGAAACTGCATTTGGAACCATAGGAACAAATTTATCTCAACATAGCGGAAGACATGGCGGGACTTCAGGTGAAACTCCATCTCAACCACCACATCCAGAAACACATTCTGAATTAGATAGTAAAGTCGGTAGTTTTGGTAGTCCTCAATACGCTGGTGTGAGGTCTAGTCGAGGAATTGCATTTCCTTTCAACTATTCTCCTGAACTCGGAGGAATTCATGGATTGCGAAGCCCTCAACCACCACATTCAACGCAACATTCTGCATATGATGTTGGCGTTGGAAGTCGAGGCGTTCCTCAATCTGCTGGAATGAGGACTGATAGCCAAATTACATTTCCGGCAGATTATGATCCAAATGTTGGGGGAATTCACGGAGACCGAAATCCACAACCACATCAGACAGAAGCACATTCAGTATATGATGATAAAGTTGGAACATTTGGTCAACCTCAATTGAGAGAACGAAGATTAATATCAGGAACTGGTATTGAATTTCCAACAAATTATGAACCTGGTATCGGTGGACTGTTCGGCGGAACGTCAACAACAACTCCTTCCTTTCCAGTACATAGCGCTACATATTCTACATTTGATGATGGCGTGGGGAATTTTGGTAATCCTCAATACGCTGGCGCGAAGTCTGGTAGAGGAATTGCATTTCCAACAGATTATGATCCAAATGTTGGGGGAATTCATGGGTTGAGAAGTCCACAGCCACCGCATTCAGAAGCACATTCTTTACTAGATAATTTACAAAATAGACTTGGATTTGGACCTGGTGTTATGAGTGATGCTCTATTTGGCCCGAGCGCTTTTGAAAACATGACATCAGAAGAACTTTCACCTATTGAGAATTTCGCATCTAATGTAGGTTCGAGAGGTTCTGGTATACCAATAGGCGGCGGAGATCCATCAGTAAGTCTTTATCCTGCAGTTACAGTTGCATCTAATCAACAGACCTATACGGTCAATAGTCCATCCGGATTTAATTCTATAGTGGATGGTAAAATAAGATTTGATCGAATTCCTCTTGCTGGTGATGGAGATCAAACTGCGCATATGAATGGATTATCCCCTAGCAATCTCGAAGTAGATTATTTCAGTGGAGGTCAAGGTGATCGTGGTGGTTTTTATAGCTTTCCTTTATCGCCAGGAGGTAATTATTCCTACGCATCACTCCAGAATTATGCAATAGATTCATCTCCTACAATAGAAGGATTTACAAAAAATTTCAATACTTCAAAATATTTAGACAGTGCTGGAGTTATGATCGGAAGTGGATTGAGTGTTCTGAAATCAATGCGTTCTAATTATGGGTTGATATCATTAAATGTCGATACTGCAACAAATCCATTTGGATTATTTTCAAATGGTGAAAACGCTAGATCTTATGATACTCATACAACAGCAGCACCAGCGACTGCCCCTAGCGCACCAGCTCTAGCAGCTCAAGCGGCTGCTAACGATCCGCCCCCAGCAGTAACCGGTTATGACTGGAGATCAGCGCATGGAACTCCAACATCAGTTTATCGAGGGCAGATATTAAATTCAAATCCATATCAAGGAAGTAATCTCGATCCGATAGGACCTTTAGAAGGGTTGCTTAGTGTTAGCTCGCCATATAGTATTACTCGACAAGAGGATGATGAAGGAGCTCCTAACACCGATTCAGTTGGTGCTGCCGGGAAAGTTAGAACATATGCTGTTGACTTTTTAACTGGAGGATATTCATATACTGGATTGGGAGATATTTATTCATTAACTGAACCAACTACAATTCCAGGATTTACAGTAAATTTTAATTCTTACGGATATACTTCAGATACTCTATTAGGAAGTTCAAAATTTTTAAAACTTGCCCAATCAGGTGACGAGTTTGTCACAACAGCAAGGGCAAGCGGATTAGCACCGAAAAGTCAGGCAGATTCAACACCAGTATCTTCACAAGCAGGTTATACTGGAGTTAATTCTAAACTTGTTAATTTTTTCAATAGTGAAGGATATTCATATTCTTATCCCGACGGAAGCGCTGTAACCAGTACACCGATAATTGATGGATTTACAGCAAATTTAACACATAAAGGTGAAACTCAATATATTAAAGACAACGTAGTAATATCAAGCGGTTTAGCACCAAAAGGCCAAACCGACATAACTTCAGTAAAAGAAGAATATGGGAGTGGGAATATTGACATACATAAGATTAACTTTTTTAAGACTGAGGGGTCGTATTCATATCCTTATCCTATAGGAAGCGCCATGACCAGTTCACCGATACTTTCAGGATTTAAACCTAATTTAACTCATAAAGGAGAATCTCAATATAGTACTGTTAGTGGATTGGCCTCGAAAAATTGGTCTGGTGTAGTAGATGCAGAACAGCATGATGGTGAAACGATTAAAATACATTCAGGAATAGAAGATCAGTCTAAAGATTTTGATATAAATTTTAATTTTGCTAATGATTCTCCACTTTCCAATACTCGAGGTTGGGAAAAGTATTATAATGCTGGTCATACGCCAAAGGGTGGTGGATATCACTATGGCCCGAATGTATCTCGATCTGGACTTAATATAAAATCTGCTCAATATACAAGTCGATCGCAGGTCGTGGGTTTATCTGACGGAGAACCGTATTACGTCACTCCAATCGGTGGTGATCATCGGTTTCTTTACAAGACAGGATGGTCATCTCGAGCTTTTCCGTTAGGAAGAGCGACTCAAGATGTCGATAGATTATTACATTGGCAGCTCAGCGGTGCGGGTTTGCTCAGCATGGCGTCACAATTTGTACAACAATATCTCAATCCACGGAATAAACGGAGATACAATCCACTCAGTCTCGGTAGTGGTATCTCTCTAGTCGCAGGCGTGAAATTCAGAATGGATCGTTCATATTTGTTTTCAAATGAAACATATGAAGATCAAGTTGAAACATCGGTTGACCGAGCGGAAATGATGAATAATTGGGTTATAGGAAATGCTCAAGGTGTTGCGAATAAAGGATTAGGATTTTTTGCTGCAGGTGAAAATTGGAGAGGTGGCGTGATTCATCAAGTATTGGGAGATAATGCTAAAGGCGAAACAGATTTTTCTGCTGTAGCACCCGATCCACTCGATCCCACGATGTCGAATATCGGTAGAGCATTGAGAACCGATCATCGTTCACCACTGATCGACGACGCACCAGCAAAAACAGCTGTTGGGGTACATGGTAAAGGAATGGGTAAAGGAAATGTTAATCCACGAAGATTGTTTGCTACACCGATACCAGCCAGTGCTGGCGGAATAATGGTTACTGAAGGTATGCCGTTTTTAGGGGATATTGGCCCATATGAAAATATACCGGATGTAACTGGAACAAGAGATACAAAACATCCATATAAACTCAATGGATTCGCAGAGCTTGGTTCCGATCCCATTACTACAACTCCTATTCAACAAGATATAAAGGTTGTTCAGACTAATGAAGCTGCTGATAGTGAAGACTACGGCATGCCATTTTATATCAAAGATCTCCGCGACGGGAATTATATCGTCTTCAGAGCATATATCGACGGTATAGATGAAACCATCACACCTGGATGGGAATCTGAAAATTATATCGGGAGAAGTGAACCGGTTTATACATATGGACCGACGGAAAGAGCAATATCGATGAATTTAAAACTTTTTGCTCAAACGAAAGATGAATTAGATGCCATTTATCAAAAGCTTAATCGTGTGACTTCATTGTGCTATCCCGAATATCAAAAAGATGTAAGGTTAGGAGATAAAACTAGAATGAAACCTCCGATAATACAATTTCGTCTCGGTGAGCTGTTCGGAAGTGGAACGAGAGATATGACGGGATTCATCACTTCACTTACATATACATATGAAGATGATTCGCCATGGGAAACAGAACAGGGGAGAAGAGTACCGAAATACGTCACAGCAGCGTTGGGATTTCAAGTCATCCATGAAGAAGTTCCGAGTTTAGATTTCTCAAGGCATCAGGATCATGAACAAGCTTCTGATTTTAGATTTTATGGTATTAATGATACAGTCGGCGTAGGAGTTCAAGCAGCAACACCATGAGTAGATATATAAGAACTAAAATGGACAAACTCAACATGTCATCTCGATATCGAGATCGAAGAGGAACTGTGGAAAAGTTCAACACCACGACTTATTTTCCTCGAAATCGTGCGATGAGTGAAGAACTCGATGGAAAGAATACTGATCTGAACGTTTTAGCTCAAGAGGGTGATCGATTGGACAATTTAGCAAATGAATATTATAAAGATCCATCATTGTGGTGGTATATCGCGAGAGTGAATAATTTGAAGACAATGAACGTTCCTGCCGGAACATCTTTAAGAATTCCACTTTCGACAAATGATGCGAAAGATACATAGATAGAGGATCGACCAGGTTATGGGATATTCAATCAGTAATAGAGTTTTCGGTTCTGATATACCGAAACCGATTAAACAAAAGTTAGCTCTCAGGCAAGCTCTTGCAAAAAGTCCTGATGTAAATGAAACAATAGATGCAATATTTGATAATCCAGATCAATATGGTGACATACATCCACCACTTAATATTAATTTCGATGGAATAGCAGATCTCTCATCCCGTACACCTTTCGCTCGCATGTGGGTTGCTATTATGTTAGAATCTGACCAATCTACTGAACATGAATCAGCGAATTTTAATGAACCTGAACCTCTAATGCCTGATGAAGAAAGACAAAAAACAGATTGGGCTGCACATAAAGTCGTATATTTCTGGAAAGATGGTAAGATATACTATCGAAAGTTTGCTAAATCGAAACAGAAAGTCTATATGGTTGGAAACAATACACTCAATACATTACAAGTACAGCCCAATGAAACACTTACTGGAGATGATGTATTGATACCTGATGAACAACAAACTGATTCAAATGAATTTTTCGCTCCGCCGGCTGGCATTACTTCAGTTTCTTCAGAAACTGAAGGACCGTTAGGAGCGATTAAAAAAACAACGATAAATTTTATTATTCATAATTTTGCAGACTTCGAAACCATTTATAGTCGTTATTTTCTTCGGCATGGCGCACAGATATTTGTTGATTTTGGATGGGATTCTCAAATGGATGATCTATACAATCCTGAAGAGGCGTTGAAAAGGAATGAGCTTGAAGAGTTTGAAGATGATTTATTTGGCGAAGATGGAGCGGTTACGAAATCGTACGGTGACATGGATACGATTGTGGGTTATGTAACGAATTATGATGCAAAAATTAAAGAAAACGGTAGTGTGGAATGTACTATTGATCTTTCGTCTAAAAATGCTGTTCTGCTTAATCATAATATAGGCGGTGATGATAGTTTGAGAAGAAGAATTAAAATGTCTTTAGATATTGAATCTTTACGGTTTGCTGCTAAATCATTTGGGGCGGAAGAATCAGAAAGCATGATGGAGAAATCATCCCAGTGGCATTTATCAGCTGATAATAAGGAAAAATGGGAAGAATTCTTTTTTCAATGGGGAGAAAAATTTATTTCTTCTGACACAATTATGCCACCTGCCAATGCGGTAGAAGTTGGCGTATATTATGGTGTAAAGGGAAAAGATAAAGCGTTATTCGTATCATGGGGATTTTTTGAAGATAAAATTTTAAATAATAATTTTGGATTTGGTGATGATGATAGTGAAAATTCTGGAGGGATATTAGATCAAAAAGATCTAAAGATGCAACCAAAATTTGATTCATCGCGCACGTTTATTAGATATAATGCGAATTTATTAAAAAGTCAACAGGCCAGTACAGAAATATCTAAACTGAAATGGCTTTATCCTGGAAATTGGGATTCCACGTATAATACTAAGAGAAAAGGATTTTTGCAGGACAGAGCAGCAAAATATCCCTTTATATATACTCCTTCAGGGGGGGAGCCGACTGAATATACAATTACTAAATTTGATCAAGCGCTCGATCACATTCCACTAAGAGAACTTTTCATTTCAACAGAAATGATTAAATCTGCAATAGGTGCTGCTAAATCTACTTTAGAATTTGTCAAAACTATTTGTAGTGATATTAACCATTCTACCAGAAATATTTTTGATTTCCAGATAGGTAACAATGCGGCGGCCAATCACAAAATATGTATTGTTGATAGAAATCTGGTAAATGATGAACATGGGAAAGATAAAAAAGATTTTATTGAAAATTTATTCACATTTCATCCTATGTCACCTAATACTATTGTGAAGAATTATGATATATCATTCACAACTCCACAGGGTAATATGCAAAATATGATAGCGCTTCAGACAGCAGGGCCAGGAGGTCAATTATTCGCTGTTGATGGTATGACAGATCGACTCATAGCAAATGAAGCGGTTTTAGGACAAACGAGTGAGACAGATGAAGTTAGTGGAAAATTGATAAGACGTGCGGCTACATATCTACCCCGAACAGGCGGTTATAGATTCGATAGATATAAAAAAGAAAATAATCCTGGAGGTGTTGCATTAGACTTTTATAGTGATGCCGAACTTTTTAGTGATAAAAATACTCAGACAGATTCATTATTAAATTCTTTTAATTTAAGTAAGGCTGGCTTAAATTATCCCGATGAAGCAAAAGTTGAAGAAAGTAAGACAGAATCACCGGATACTGATACTGAAACATCTGTAGAATTGGAAAGGCTGCGAGGTAAGGCAGTTGCTACTGATTTATCTGATTATTATTTAATGCTTGCGAGGAAAGAAAATTTTGAAAGTCATATATCGTCATTGCTTTTTTCAACATTGACATTAGAAATTTATGGCATATCAGCAATTGCTCCTGGAGATATTTTTGCTGTAGATTATTTACCAAAGAAATATAGAGATCAAGTTTATTTTCAAGTTCAGTCGGTCTCACATGATATCAGTACATCGACTTGGACAACGACTTTAGAAACAACGATGAGATTTCATAAAGGATGGAAGAAGGATTATCGAATATATGAAGAAATTTCAGGTGTGATATTAGCAAAGAATTTTTTAACAACAATAGGATTATCTTTTTGGTATGGTACTGGCGAGGATCTTTACCCATGGCCTGGCGGGAAGTCAGATATAGATAAACTGCCGGGACGTGATGCGCACGACCTCGGTCAAAAATTTCATATAGATAATTTATTATCATATATTCAAGATCTGGAAGTAATAAAATTAGATACTACTATTGAATATCTCGAATATGCTTTTAGATTTACTGCGCAGAAGAAAGGAACAGTTTATATTCCAGGGTCGAAGCAGCATGATTGTTCTGAAACTGAAACGAGCCTAGTATACTCATCAGGTCTGCAAGTAATGGTCCCACAGAACACTACTACTCATAAACGACAACCAGCAGGTTATCCATATGCGGGTGCTTTTGATTGGAAAGCAGATCTTGTGAAAGATAATAAATATATACTAGTAGTTCATAAAGATCACATAGCAAATGAGGGTAGGGCTTGGTCAATATTACCTGCAGGTGGTCAGTATGATATAAATCTTTGGGATATCGATATATATGGCGAATGTGAAGAAATCTAAAAAATAATTATTATTTTGAAAAAATAGCAGTATATTTATTATTATCAAAACAGGTTATATTAAATGAATCATTATATCGTCATCCCGATATTTTCTGATAATCAGCTTCACCCCTTCCATCAGGATAATGGTCTGTCGTTACTCTATACTAAACAACTCGATGGTGAATCTAAAATCCTTACAATAGATCATCTCGATGCACTTGATGTAGATGATTTTAGTTTTTTAAACGATTCGATCATCCTCACACCGAATAAAAAATATTTACTTAAAATCTGTCCTGATGCCCATGTCATTTATGATATGAATTTATTAAATCATTATCTCTATAACAAACCTCTCGATCTCGATTCCATTAGAGTCAACGCAATTGATAATCTGAATAGTAAATATTATAAAATGAAAGAGATCAATACCATCATTCCGATGTATAAACATCTGCAGTATTGTGATGAAGTGGCGGAAATCATCACTATACTATGGGGTGAGAAAGAAAAAATCAATTGGGATTCTTATCAGCGGTATAACAACGAAGCCATTATGGCTTTTTATTCGATTGAAAGGGAAGGTGTCGGGATAGCGGATAATGCAGTGGAGATATTTGACAACCGTGTTGAACGACATATCTCTAACAGAAGACTCTATACTGATTATTTCCTCCACACAACAGCAGGTCGACCGAGTAATAGTTTTGGTTCTGTTAATTTCGCTGCGTTAGATGAACCGAAACGTCGAGCTATAGTGCCGGAAAACGATATGTTATTTGAATTCGATCATGATGCTTATCACTTGAGATTAATCGCAGATATAGTGGATTATGAATTTCCGAATGGGCCCGCACATGAACATTTGGCTAAATTCTATGGTAGCGAGAATTATCAAGAGAGTAAAGCTAAATCTTTCCAATATCTCTATGGTGGGATTCCACCTGATGTAGTGCAGATGAATCCATTTTTTTCAAGTGTTGATAATTTATCACGTATTCTATGGGAACAATTTAAGGAACAAAAATACATCGAAACTCATATTTATAAAAGAAGAATGATGGCGTGTAATTTGCAAGATATGAATCGAAATAAGTTATTGAACTACCTAATCCAGGCTACTGAGACAGAACGTAATATTAAGACGATAATTAAAATTCAAAGATATTTATATAAGAAGAAGACTTCGCTAATTTTATATAATTACGATAGTTTTTTATTTGATTATTGTAAAGAAGATGGATTGGAATTATTAAAAGGAATTATGAAAATATTAGAAAGAAATAATTTTTTAACTAAAATCAAGATGGGGATGGATTTTGGTCAAATGGATGTGCTCGATAGAGAAAAATTGTTGTGAATTTCAATTTAAATAAAATCGTAAAAGAATGGTCATATCGAGTTCATGATGGGATGCCTGATGTAAAAGATCCACTTCATATGGTTGAATTGCAACAAGTATTGCATGAAATGAAATATCCACGAAAATTTATCGAAGGGTTGTTGAGAAGGTTGAGAGAAGAAAGAGTTAAAGCATGGAATAAAGGAACTAAATCTAGACCAGAAGGATTTTGGACAACGGTCAGCCCAGATACTTTAGAAGATCCAGTGAAGGGGAAACAATACAGCACAGAGAGACCGAAAGACGAAGATGAAGTAGACGAAAAAGATATAAAGGATAAAGAAAAGGGAACATGGGAAGATTTTAAAGACATGAATGTACTGGCGATGAAAAAAGCTGGTTTGATGAAAGATGGAATGATTTCTTTGCCATTTAAAACCCGTATACTCAAAATTAGAATGGGAAAGAAAACTGGAGGTGATTATAAGCAACGTTTGGTCGATGTACTTAACAATCCAGTTTTACAAAGTGGCGATAACCCACAACACCTTGAAAATATGCTTAACGAGTTAGAAAACTTTAAAAGCAATCCAGATGATCCAGAAGCTCTACAACGAGCACTAGATGCAGCTAAAATATTATTAGCAACTGGCTCAATCGACGTATCCATATCAGAGTTAGGAAATCCACCAAATAATTATATAAGTGTACGAATCAATAATGCTCCTATATATACATTTGATTCAGGACCGCATACAGAAGCAATAGTAGATGCAGCAAGAGAAAACGAAATAGCAAAACGCAAAGGAGCTTCCGACTCATCTAAATGGAAACCTCAAGCACCTGGCGGGCAGGGGCTCTTGCCTGAAGAACATAAACCCGCTGAAGAGATAGGTGAACCATTAACTTCATTAGGAGTAGGCATTCGAGGCCAGAGATACGGAAAGGGTCAAGAAGCACAAAATGGCATTGCTGATACATTACAAGCTGTAGTTGATCAGGAAAGAGCAAAAGAAGGCAGCGCTTTCTCAGAAGCAGAGCTTCAGGCAATAGAAGATTATAATAAAATTTTAAAAGATACTACATTGAGTCCTGATGAAAAAAAGGAAGCGCTTAAAGCACAGTTTTTAAAACTGCGTCAATCATCTACTGAACCAAATGAAGTTCATAAAAATTTTGGTGAAATACATGCCGCCGCAACATTATCCGTTGATTATCCAAACGGAGAAGTTATATTTCCAATGGAAGGCAATGCAGGATTTCATGATTTTGTTATGGTATTTGGAGATGAAGGAACAGGATTTAAAGTAGTAGAATTTCCAGTTAAAGCAGCCGGAACATCTAAAGGTGTTGGATCTTCATGGAAAACTATTTATAAATCATTTACATTCGAAGATAGCCCTGAAGCAGAAAGAGCTCAAGAAAATCTTAATTGGTTAGCGGATACTATAGGGGGTATGTCTTCATCAGCTCAAGATAAATTACTCGATAACGAAAATGCTGAAGAAACTCAACGTACAAAAGTCGCACTTGATGAAATGTGGAACACTGTAGATGAAGAAACGCAAGTGGCTATTTTAGAAAAATTGGGTATAGAAGATTGGGACCAACTTAGTACAAGAGATAAATATGGATGGTTTGTAAATAAAGCTCTATTGCAAGAAGCTATGTATAAAGGAGCAGTAGAACCTCATATTGATGAAGAGAAAACAGGAAATCGAGCACGTTATGCTTACGTATACGACGATGGTACAGTTGAAACGAGAAAAAATAAAGTATCGTGTTATAAATTTGGATCGCCAAAACGTGAAAAAGTTATTGAAGGAAAACCATATAAACGGGGTCAAGTTATTCAAACATTTAATTCAAAATGTTTACCGACGGCTTAATATTATGAAAACACAACTACTCTGCACATTTACAACTAAATCAGATATCGATTCCACGATTAAAAATATCAAAAAGAGTTACGATATCGCTTTCGGTAAAGTCTATGTACTGCAGAATGAAGATCAACCTAAAGAACTGATCTGTACATATAACGTTGAAGTTCAAGATTCTTTAGATTACAATCTCGTATCGAATACCATTTCTCTTCATCGGAAAAAACATACCAATACACTCTACACCATCAATGCTCTGAATGAAGTTATTAAAAATCTCAATAACGGAATACTCGATACCAGTTATAAAATTCCATGGGAAAATTTCCGTAATATGATAATGGTTACGAATTCAGATGGTTTGAATAAAATCCCTACACGGATTTATCAAATCGTTGAAATAAATGATAATAAATGAAAAAAAAAAAAGAAAGGTTTTGAAAGATTTATATATATTTATATATAAGTTTAATCAAATAAAAATTAATTAGGAGATAGGTTATGAGTGAGTCACAATCAAATTGGTATTATTTTTGTTCAACTGGATGCGGTTTTTGTAAAAAAGTCGAACCATTAGTGGAAGAACTAAATAAAGAAAACGATAATCCAGAGTTAGAAATTCTTAGATTAGATCTCGCAGATGGTGATAATGAAAAACTTGCAAAAGAGTTAAAAGAAAAGTATAAGGTTCAGTGTGGAACTCCATGGTTCATTAATGCCGAGACCGGTAAAGGATTTTGCGGATATAGAGAAAAAGATATAATAAAAAAATGGTTAAATGGCGAAGACATTCCAGCTCCACCAAGACCTAAAGGCTCAATGCCCCGACCCCCATTTTACGGCGCGAGTAAAAAAGAAGAAAAGAAGTGGAAAGCCGAATATAAAAAATGGACTGAAAAAAATAGCCATTTGCCTAAAATCAGAACTGCTGAAGAGATATTGGCGCAGCCGCGACCTAAATCCGATCCGCCACAACCGTGGCCCAATCCATCATTCACAGATAAGCAAACAGAAGAGTGGAAAGCGAAATATGAAAAATGGATAAAGGAAAACGATCACATGCCTAGACTCATTCCAGCTGAATCTATTATAGCTAGAATGAAACAAGGGCCGCCATCAGCACCAGGAGGCCAAGCGCCATCTGCGCCGTTGGAAGTTCGAGTTGCTTCGATCGAAACCATGCTCACTAAATTGATGAATCACTTAGGTGTTAAGTGAGATTCAGACCAACTCCTACAGTAGACAGACCACCAACTCAAAATGAACTAGATCGTATAGATAAAACAGAGCAGATGCTCGATGGAGAAAAGAAACTCCCTCCAGCGTCTCAAATGGTGAGAAATCTAGCTGTCGATCACTGGAGAAGTTTAAAAGCTTTCATTAAAGGAAAGCAAGTTATAGTCCCACAGGAAATTGCTGAAGCGAGATGGGAAATATGTAAACAGTGCCCTTATTTAAAATATGATGAAACTAATCCAGACACAAATAAAAAAGACGGCCGTTGTACTGAATGCGGATGTTTCATGAATGTTAAAACTCATTATGCAGCGGCTGAATGCCCGGTCGGGAAATGGGAACGAGAAGATAAAAAGAAATAAAAAAAAATGATATGTTTGGGTAAAACATATCATATATATATATGAAATGGTTATATTATAAAAATATAACACTAAAAACTAAAAACTAAAAACTAATACTAATACTAAGGAGAAAGATAATGGATCTTCAAAAAATCAAAGAACGATTAACACAGTTACAAAAATCATCCAACACTTCAAATTCATTTTGGAAACCCCAACCAGGAAAAACACAAATTCGGATTGTTCCGTATAAATTCAATAAAGATAATCCTTTCATTGAATTGTATTTCCATTACAGTATGGGAAATAATAAAACTTATCTTTCACCTGTTTCATTTGGTCGCCCAGATCCGATTAACGAATTTGCGACTAAATTGAAGTCTACAGGTGATCGCGATGAATGGATTCAAGGTAAAAAACTTGAACCGAAGATGAGAACTTTTGCACCTGTTGTTGTCCGTGGACAAGAACACGAAGGAGTAAAGTTTTGGGGCTTTGGTAAAACCGTATATCAGGAATTGTTAAGTTTTATTGCAGATCCAGATTATGGTGACATTACTGATCCGATTGCTGGCAGAGATATTGTAGTTGAAAAACAGACACCTGCAGAAGCTGGTAACCAATATGGAAAAACTGCAATTCGTGTTAAGCCTAATCAAAATCCAATCACTGAGGATAAAGAAGTACTCGAAACTATTTTTAATAGCCAAGTCGATATTACTGAACTCTATACTGAGCCAGAGTACGATGTATTGAAAGAAGTTTTGGAAAATTATCTCAATCCAAGTGATAATGAAGATGATACTAGTAATGAATCTTCAAATTCTCAAGCGCCAACAAACACCAATACTACTAAAGCTGTATCTGATGTTAGTGATGCGTTCGACGAATTATTCAATAGTTAAATAGTAAAATCATAATAATAAACGCTGCGGATACTTATTTTTAAAAATAAGATGATAGAAGTATGCATTTAAATAATCAAATTGGAGATTTGTTATGTTGAAAAAAAATGAATTAGCTGAAATTATAGCTGATGATTTAAATAAACAGTTCAAGCATCAACAAGTAGCTTTTTTTCTCGATAGCGACGGCGGAACGCCAACAGATGTTACAGATTGGGTTTCCACGGGCTCATCAATGCTCGATTTAGCGATATCGAATCGACCATATGGTGGATTCCCTGTTGGAAAGATAACGGAGATTAACGGCCTTGAAGGGACAGGTAAGTCACTCATTGGTGCTCATGTACTTGCTAATACACAAAAGAAAGATGGGATTGCAGTTTACATCGATACTGAATCTGCAGTCTCAAGTGAATTTCTTAAAGCAATAGGAATCGATACATCGAAAATGCTTTACGTTCAATTAGAAACAGTCGAAGAAATTTTTGAAGCGATTGAGCATATCATTACAAAGATTAGAGAATCTAATCGAGATAAATTTGTTACAATTCTTGTCGATAGTTTAGCAGCTGCTTCTACACGTGTAGAAATGGATGCTGATTTTGATAAAGATGGATGGGCAACGTCAAAAGCAATTATTATCAGTAAAGCTATGAGAAAGATAACACAAATGATTGCACGGCAGAAGGTTGCGTTAATATTTACTAATCAGTTGAGACAAAAGTTAGGTGTGATGTTTGGCGATCCATGGACAACGTCTGGTGGCAAGGCTTTACCATTTCATGCGTCAGTGAGAGTGAGATTAAAGAATATCGGTCAGATCAAAGATAAAAAAAAGAACACTATTGGGATTAATTTGAGAGGTCAGGTTATTAAAAATAGACTCGGTCCTCCATTAAGGGTTGCTGAATTTCCGTTATATTTCGATAGAGGTATTGATGATTATGGTGGGTGGCTGAAAGTTATGAAAGAACATAATTTAGTAAAATCTGCGGGAGCGTGGTATACAGTCATAGACCAGAACGGGGAAGAAATAAAATTTTTATCAAAAGATTGGGAAAAAACATTAGAAGACGAAGACTTAAAAAAGTATATTTATGATTTGATTTGTAGTAAAGCAATTCTAAAATATCAATCACAGACATTAGGCATTGATGACGTAATAGAGACAGACAGAGTAGTGGATGAGTAAGTCTTCATTAAACTATTCTAATATTTTAAATGAAGTAGAAAAGGAACATACCATCAGCGATGAGACGACTTTTGATATCAATAGTCGAGTTCTTATCGTTGATGGTCTTTAGCTCAATACATTTATAAGATCTTTTAGCGCTAACCCCTCTACCAATGATGATGGTATTCATATCGGCGGTATAATTGGTTTTCTGGTTTCGCTCCGTTATTCTTTGTCGAGGATAAAGCCAACTCGATGTATTATTGTTTTTGATGGTAAGGGTGGCGCTAAAAATAGACAAAAGTATTATCCAGAATATAAGAATAATAGAAAAGTTAAAAGTCGATTAAATAGAAATATTGATTGGGAAAAGGCATCGATGAATGAAGAACAATCGATCAAAATGCAACTCAGTCGACTACTCAGATATTTAGAACAACTTCCATTGACATTAATATCGATTGATGGTGTTGAAGCTGATGATGTTATTGCTTATATTACAAAACAAGTTTTGGTCGACAGTAAAATTTTTATAATGAGTACTGATAAAGATTTTTTACCTCTCGTTAATAAAAGGATAACGGTTTGGAGTCCAACAAAGAAAATAAGCTATACCCCCGAAAAGATTTTTGAAGAATATAATATTCATGCAAAAAATCTCTTGACATATAGAATTTTATCTGGTGATAAATCTGATAATATAAGTGGTATTCGTGGAGCTGGTCTGAAATCAATTATAAAATTTATCGAACCAATAACACATAGTGATAAATTTGATATTATAGATTTGATAAAATGGGCAAGCAATACTGATAAAAAAATAAAGTTGATAGAAAATGTTAAAAATAGTGAATTAGAAATAAAACGAAACTATTTATTAATGCAGCTAGAAAATGTAGATATAAGCAATCACATTAAATTGTATATTCAGGAAGCAGTTCGACGTAAAATTCCGCAATTGGTTAAATATAAATTTTCTACCACATTTATTCAAGATAAATTATGGGGGCAAATTCCAAATCTCGAATCTTGGATAACAGAATTCATTAGATTGGATAGGTATAGAAATTTAAATGACAAATAGGTTAGCACAATTCGGACATAGCTTTCAGATCAAAAGCATTGTTTGTTTTATGACTAAGCCTAATTTTATAGAACAAGTATTCGATATATTGGATGAAAAGCACTATGATGGAGATGCAATGCAGTGGATTGTAAAACATTGTAAGGATTATTTTACTGAATATAATAAACCCATTACTCTTGATGCATTTAAAGTTAAGTCAAATGAGATTCAAAATGATATTTTAAAAACAACAATTGTCGAAACATTAAGAGAAGTTTATCAACATATAGAATCAGCTGATTTAGATTTTGTACAAGATCAAACTTTAGATTTTTTTAAAAATCAAGCATTGAAAAAAGCAATTGTTCAATCTGTAGATATTTTAGAAAAAAATGGTGACTTTGAAGATATCAAACAATTGATTGATAAAGCCATGCAGGCTGGAATGGAACGTGATATAGGACACAAATATCTTGAAATGATAGAAGAAAGATATAGCGAAATGGCGCGCATAACCTTAGAAACTCCATGGGAAGTTATAAATGAAATAATGCAAGGTGGATTAGGGACTGGAGAACTGGGCGTAATTGTCGCTCCGGCCGGTGTGGGTAAAACATGGGCGCTAGCGGCAATTGGAACAGAAGCTATTAAACAAGGTAAAACTGTTGTCCATATTACTCTTGAGCTCAATGAAGCATATGTAGGGTTGAGATATGATAGTATTTTTACAAATATAGCAAATCAAAATTTAAAGTATCATAAAGAAGATGTAGAGAAAAAACTAGCAACGTTGCCAGGAAATTTAATTATTAAATATTTTCCAACAAAAACAGCATCTGTTCATACTGTTGCGGCTCAATTACAACGAATAAAAATGTTAGAAAAGAATATCGATTTAGTTATAATCGATTATGCGGATATCATGAGAGATGTTCAATCAGCTAAAGAAGTGAGGCATCAGTTAGGTAATATTTATGAAGATCTTCGTGGTCTTGCAGGTGAACTTGAAATACCGGTATGGACGGCATCTCAAGCAAACCGTAGTTCCTTAGATGAAGATGTGATTGAAGCACAAAAAATTTCAGAAAGTTATATTAAAATCATGACAGCAGATTTTGTTATGTCATTATCGCGGAAGGTAGAAGATAAAATTGCTAATACGGGAAGGTTTCATGTGATTAAAAATCGATTTGGGCCTGACGGAATGACATATCCATCAAAAGTCAATACTAATACAGGAAAAATTGAAATTTATAATAGTGAATCTTTAGGTGGTCAAGAACAGCAATATAAAATAAATCATAGAGATAATTTAACAAAAAAAATGTTATCGAGTAAATATAACGATTTAATGGGAGATGAAATATAATGGAAACATTTAAACTATCAGAAAATTTTATCAATAAATATAAAAGAAGGAAAGCACCCTTTGGTTTTAATGGTTTAGGTGAGTTAGTTTATATGAGAACTTATTCTCGCATTAAAGATAATGGTAAAAATGAAATGTGGTGGGAAACTTGTCAAAGAGTAGTCGAGGGAACATATTCTATGCAAAAAAACTGGATTGATCATCACCAGTTAGGATGGAATGCATGGCAAGCTCAACGATCAGCACAAGAGATGTACGAGAGAATATTTTATATGAAATTTTTACCTCCAGGAAGAGGTTTATGGGCAATGGGTACGAAGCTCACTAATGAAAAAGGGTTGTATGCTACATTAAATAATTGCGCGTTTGTCTCCACAGAAACGATTAAAGATGATATAGCGAAACCTTTTACATTTCTTATGGACGCTTCGATGTTAGGTGTTGGGGTAGGGTTCGACGTCAAAGGAGCAGGTCAGATAACGGTAAAGGGGCCTAATAAAACACGCGGTCTTGATCTATATATAATTCCTGATACTAGAGAAGGATGGATCGAAAGTGTTAAATTATTGATTGAGAGTTATTTTCTTGGTATTCAAGAACTTGAATTTGACTATACACAAGTTAGACCGGCAGGAGAACCTATAAAGGGTTTTGGTGGTATAACGAGCGGCCCTGAACCGTTAGAAGAATCTCATAACTTAATTAGAAAAATTCTTGATAGAGAAGTAGGAAATCCCATTTCAGCAACTGCAATTGTCGATATAATGAATATATTGGGTAAATGCGTTGTGAGTGGAAATGTTAGAAGAACAGCAGAGATTGTATTCGGAGAACCAGACGATGAAGAATATCTTGACTTAAAAAATTACAAGGTTAATCCTGAGAGAGAGACTTACGGGTGGACTTCTAATAATAGCGTATTCGCGAAGTTAGGCATGGATTATGGCCCTGTATGCGAGAGAATTGCAATAAATGGTGAACCGGGATTTGCGTGGCTTGAAAATATGAAACATTATGGTAGAATGAGCGATCTTAAAAATGGCCATGATATTAGAGCGGCTGGAGGTAATCCGTGTTTAGAACAAACATTAGAAAGTTATGAATTGTGTTGTTTAGTCGAGACATTTCCTAATAATCATGATAATTTAGAAGATTACTTTAAAACATTAAAATATGCGTACCTTTATGCAAAAACTGTGACGTTAGGTAAAACACACTGGCCAGAAACTAATCGCGTGATGTTGAGAAATCGTAGAATAGGTTGTTCGGTTAGTGGTATTGCTCAATTTATTAGTAATAAAGGATTGAATGAATTAAAAGATTGGCTTAATGGAGGATATCGAGCGATTCAAGAGTATGATAAATTGTATTCGGAATGGTTTGCAGTGCCGAGAAGCATAAAAACAACATCTGTTAAACCATCCGGGACTGTTTCGCTATTGGCAGGCGCGACTCCAGGAGTTCATCATCCCGAAAGTCGATTTTATATTCGGCGGATGAGATTATCTAACCATTCGCCACTCATCGAACCATTAAAAAACGCTGGGTATGTAATTGAACCAGCATTTGGAAGTAAAAAAACTACTGTTGTGGTTGAAGTACCAGTCGATGCAGGTGATGGCGTTAGAACAGCAAAAGATTTAACTATGTGGGAACAGCTTTCTTTAGCTGCATTTATGCAAAGGTATTGGGCGGATAATCAAGTCAGTTGTACGGTTACGTTTGATCCTAAAACAGAAGGTGACCAGTTGCAATTTGCTTTAGATTATTTTCAATATCAATTGAAAGGAATTTCCTTTCTCCCGAGATCTGAAACAGGTGCATATAGGCAAATGCCATACGAAGAAATTACTGAAGATCAATATAACGAAATGTGTAGTAAACTTCAAAAATTAAATTTTCGAAAAGTAGAAGGAAATGAAGCAGTAGTGGATAAATTTTGTAATACTGATCATTGCGAAATATAAATAAAAAACCTGTTGCCTGGTATGGAATACTGTTCGTATATTTAAGAGTTAAAAATTAATAACGGTTATGTATCAAAATATTTATTGTCGTAGAAAAGGCGGATCTATAAATGTCCATTTATGGGATGATAAAAGAGGTTATAGTAATTTTATTGTCAAGAATTACGCTTATGTAAGATCGAATACTGGTGTATATCGTTCATTATATAACGATAAATTAAAAAAGACATCTTATTGGGCAGAAGAAGATAAAAAAGATGTATTCGAAAGTGATATTCCATTAGAAACAAAAATTTTAATTAATCAATACAGTGATTCAGATGAAGTTTCGGTAGGCCATCGAGAATTATTTTTCGATATTGAAGTAGATTCATCGGATGGATTTCCTGAATGGAAGGATGCGGATAAAGAAATTATTTCAATTGCTCTCTACGATAAAGTAACTGAACAGTATTGTGCCTTCGTTAAGTCGCAGAAAATGAAAGGTTATATAAGAGATAACACAACTGTAGAAGTATTTGAAAGCGAAGAAGAATTATTACAAAGATTTTTTCAAAAGTATTTAGAAATCAACCCTACGATATTGAGTGGATGGAATATTGATGGATTTGATATTCCGTATTTATTTAATCGGACTGTAAAAGTTTTAGGTCACGAGTTCGCCAGATCATTATCTCCAATAGGGAACGTATGGTATAATGAACGAATAGATCGGTATAAAATCGCTGGTGTGTCGGTATTGGATTATTTAGCATTATATAAACGGTTTACATTTAAGCAGCAACCGTCATATCGATTAGATTATATTGGTAAAATTGAAGTTGGTGTTGAAAAAATTAGTTATGACGGAAGTTTAGATGATCTGTATAAGCAGGATATAAATAAATTTGTTGAATATAATTTACGTGATGTTGACATAATTGTTAAACTTGATAAAAAGTTAGATTTCATTAGTTTAGCTCGAGGGGTTTGTCATTTAGGCCATGTTCAATATGATGACGTATTTTTCCCAAGTCGTTATATCGAAGGCGCAATGCTTCTTTATATGAAAAAATTAAATGTTATCGCACCTAATAAAGCCTTATGGGGAGCGAAATATAAACAGATTAAAGCTGAATATGAAAAATATAGTGGTGCATATGTAAAAGATCCAGTTTTAGGAAAACATGATTGGGTTTATGATTTAGATTTAACTTCAATGTACCCATCAATCATTATGTCGTTGAATATTTCTCCTGAAATGAAAGTAGGGAAGTTATCAGATTGGAATGCTGAAGAATTTTTTAGTAAAAATAATAAGAAAACATATACATTTACACCTATTACTGGAAAAAGTAAAACATATAATGAAACAGAATTAAAAAATATATTTCAAAGTGAAAATATAACGGTGGCAGCAAATGGTGTTATGTATAGAAATGATAAGAAGGGATTAATTCCCTCGATTTTGAATACATGGTTTGATCAACGTAAAGACTATAGGCAATTAGCTAAAAAATATGCTGAGGAAGGGAATGATAAACAACATGAATATTTTAATAGACGACAATATATTCAAAAAGTTATGCTCAATACTGTTTATGGTGTTTTAGGGCTTCCTATTTTTAGATTTTACGATAGAGATAACGCAGAAGCAATAACGTTAACAGGCCAGCAGTTAATTAAATTTTCACAGAAAATGACAAATTACATATATAATAAAGAATTGAATAATAAGAACGACTATGTTCTTTATACCGATACTGATTCTTTATTCGTTAGCGCTGTCCCGATTATAAAAGAACGTTTTCCTAATGCCGATTTGAAAAATGATAGCGATATGACAGAAAAGGCTTTAAATATTGCAGATGAAGTCCAGGCCTTTTTAAATAAATCATATGATGCTTTCGCCCAAAAATTTTTAAATATTAAAGATAAACATTTATTTAATATTAAGCAAGAAGTAATTTCAAAAAGTGTATTGCTACTTGCGAAAAAGAGATATGGACAGTGGATTATAAATGATAATGGGCAAGCATGTAATAAATTAGATATAAAGGGGTTGGATATTATTAGAAGTACAACTGCTCCTGCGTTTCGAGATTTAATGAGACAGATTTTAAAAGATATTTTAACTGATGTGGATAAAGATATTATTGATAAATCTATTATCGATTTTAAAAATACAATGAAAGAATTATCGGTTGATGAAATAGTGAACGCTACTGGCGTGAAAGGTATTGAAAAATATGTTGATAAGAATAGCGACCCAACCGCGTTTACTATTTTAAAAAAAGGAGCACCGATTCATGTTAAGGCATCAGTTCGATATAATGATCTATTAAAATATTTTAACGTTGAAAAAAAGCACGAATTGATTCGGAGTAAAGATAAAATAAAATGGATTTATCTAAGACAAAATCCATTTCACATAGAGGCAATGGCCTTTAAAGGACATGATGATCCGAAAGAAGTTATAGATTTTATAAAAACATATATCGATTATACAAAGATATTTGAACGCAGTTTAGAAAAAAAAATAAAAATGTTTTACGATGCATTGAATTGGAGTGAACCAATTGATGGTCAAATGAGTTTAGATAAATTTTCAACATAGGAGAACGATAATGAATACAGTCACTTTGAAAAATAGATCGCCAGTATCATACAAATATGTTAGTACGAAAGAATATGTAGATAAGTTTCCATGCGCATACAGACAATGGAGAGCAGATAGTCATTGTAATGTAATTCATGGATATTGTTTTAGCATGAGATTCTTTTTTGGTACAGATCATTTAGATGTTAGAAATTGGGTCGCTGATTATGGCGGGCTTAGAGAACTTAAACAGCTTCTTGATGATCAATTCGACCATACATTATTAGTAGCTGAAGATGAACCAGAAATGGATCTTTATAAAGAATTAGAAAAACGAGGTTTAGCAAGACTTACTATATTGCCAAATCTGGGATGTGAAGCCATAGCCGATCAATTATACAAGTATGTAAATGGGGTGTTCATTCCAGAGGGATGGGGTCCAGGAGAAGCAGAAAGACTTTGGTGTTTTAGAGTAGAAGTACGTGAAACACAAACTAATATGGCTTATCGTCAAGGACATAGAGAATGGAACGAAGATTTATTTGAAGATGTATAAAACACTTCCAATAATAGAACTGTATAGGTGTATACAATCAGAAGGTAGTAGGTTTGGCATACCAACCATTGCTGTAAGGACAACTGGATGTACACATCGATGCTATTTCGGTGAAGGTGGATGGTGTGATTCTTGGTACACGAGTATCCATCCCGAAAAAGGTAGATATACCTTTAATGATGTGGCGCGGATATATGATATAAATCCACATATTAAGGAAATGATGTTGACCGGCGGTTCACCAAGTATGCACCCAGAGTTAGTTAATCAGTTGATGAAGTTTGCTCGTAAACGAGGTATTTTTGTCACTATAGAGACGGAAGGTTCTCATGCGATACAAACTGATATACCGATTGATTTGATCAGTTTAAGTCCTAAGTTTAGTAATTCTGTTCCTAAAATTGGAGTCGAAACTCCAAAAGGTACGATAGTAGATGAGAAATTTGTTGCCTTGCATAATAGATATAGGTTAAATTACGACGTGATTGAAGAACTGATATCATACCATGCCGATTATCATTTCAAACCAGTTTGGGATGGAACCGAAGAGAATATACAAGAAATCGAAACATTTAGATTACGGTTGAGTATACCGAAAGAAAAAACATACATCATGCCTGCAGGTGATTGTAGGGAAACATTAATTGAAATGTATCCAAAAGTTTTTGAACTTTGCGCCGACCGCGGTTATAGAATGACCGGTAGAGATCACATCATAGCATTCAACACAGAAAGAGAGGTTTAATTGAAAATAGCATTCATTCCAACAATCCATACATTGGAAACTGATAACACCGATTATCATTTAGCACTTACACATTTGGTATTGAAATATCCTGAATATGCAGAATTTTATAAAAAGAAGAGAGAACAGGGTGATTTTGTCATACTCGATAATTCCTTAATTGAATTGGGTAAGGCTGCGAGTTTGCATAAAGTACTAGAAGCTGCCAAGATAATCAATCCTTCAGAAATAGTCTTACCAGATGTTTTTAAAGATTGTGAAAAAACGTTAATAGCAGTCGATGATGCGCTCGAGCAATTTCGCAATATGACTATTGATCAAGATTTTCAATTACAAGCAGTTGCGCACGGCAGAAATAAAACAGAATGGAAAAAATGTTGGAATAAATTGAGTAAAAATCCATATATCGATTGCATTGCAATTCCTAAAGTGACATCAGAAATTTTCGGTTCGCGGAAGTGGGCAATTGATTATGCTCTAAATCAGAATCCAAATGATAAACAAATCCATTTATTAGGAATGTGGTCAACGGCTCGAGAATTAAAAATGTATCCATGCGAACAACAGAAACTCATTAGAGGTATCGACACTAGCATTGCAATTCATTGCGCAATTGATTTTAGGTCTTTTTATCGTAATGAAATGAAAAAACCTGATTGGAAAATCGATTTAGAATATGAATATGAAATAAATGAAGGTGAGCTAAAAGCACTACAGTCCAACCAAATATGGATGCAGGAGATGTTGATATGCGAATAGCTTTATCAGGCGCGCAAGGAACGGGTAAAACTACGTTGATAAATGAGTTGAAAAATGGATCGTTTTTACCCCATTATACCTTTTATGATGAAGTTGTGAGAAATTTGGTAAAGCGAACAGGTATTTCGATAAATAGGAAAGCTGATGATTATTCTCAGACAGCTATTACGAATGAACAAGTGAGACTCGCATCAGAGACGGCATTCAATACACCGAATGCGTTTTTCGATAGATGTATTGTCGACTCTCATGCATTTACAATATTTGATTATGTGAGAGAACAGATTTCAAAAAAAGTATATATGTATAGTAGCGAAATGCTTAAAATGGTTTTTACTTATTTTCCCTACGATATGGTTATCTATATTCCCCCTAAAATACAATTAGTAGAAGATGGGGTTCGAGATACTGATATCAAATATAGAAATAGAATTGATAAGCTTATGACTAACGTATTGAATTACAATTCAATAAAATCATCATCAACAAAAATTTATACTTTAACTGAAATTTCAGTTCAAGGCAGAATAAAAGAAATACTTAACAATATGGAGGAAGTTAATGAAATTAAAAGCAGTTAATGGAAATATACCTAAAACGTTAGAAGAACGAAATGAAATTATTAAAACCGCTACATCGGCTTATGAGAAATTTTTAGATGCATTGGGATTTGATTGGCGTAATGATCCCAATAGTGTAGATACGCCGCATAGAGTTGCAAAGTCATACGTTAATGATTTGATAACGGGATGTTATGATAAAGCTCCCAAGATAACCGCATTTGATAATACAGATCAATATGGCGGAATTATATTCCAGGGCAATATTACAGTTAATTCTTTATGTTCACATCATCATTTACCATTTGTTGGATTTGCTCATGTAGCGTATATTCCGACTAAAACAGGAAAGATTATTGGATTATCGAAAATGAATCGAATTGTGGAACATTATGCGCGCCGACCACAAGTACAGGAAAATCTTACTGAGCAAATACATAATCATTTAGATAATACTATTGGTGATAGTCTTGGTGTTGCAGTTATGGTTGAAGCTACGCATTTTTGCGCTAAGATTCGTGGCGTTAAACATAATTATGGGTTGATGAAAACATCGAGATTATCCGGAGTGTTTCTCGATCCGTCAGATCATCCTGAAGGAAAAGACGCGAGGCAAGAATTTTATGATTTTATTAAAACAATGAGCAGAGGAGAAATATAAAATGGGAAAAGCAAAACAAGCAGTATTATCACTTAGTGGTGGTATGGATAGTTCAACGGTTCTATTGCGACTATTAGCAGATGGATATATAGTTACAGCGTTGAGCTTTGATTATGGACAGAAACATAGAGTTGAACTTGATAGAGCGAAATCACTTATCTGGTATCTCGCAGATAATCATTTGGATGTTACCCATCAAGTAATAAAATTCAGTGGATTGAGTCAGTTATTAAATTCACATTTAGTTGAAGGCGGTGACGATATCCCAGAAGGTCATTATGAAGAAGCCAACATGGTCGATACAGTTGTGCCGAATCGGAATAAAATGATGAATTCAATCGTTCAAGCAGTAGCGTTATCGATAGCGACAAAACTCGATACTGATGTCGTGATAGCGATGGGTATCCATGCAGGCGATCATGCAATTTATCCAGACTGTCGGCAAGAGTTTCGCGATGCTGATTTTGAAGCATTTAAGATCGGAAATTGGGATTCAGAGAAAGTTTCAGTATCGACACCATATCTCGACACTGATAAATATGGTATTCTTCAAGACGGCTTAAATTGTTGTAAGCTCCTTCATCTAGATTTTGATGAAGTGTATAAAAGAACAAATACTTCATATAAGCCTACAGCAGACGGATATAGTGATTTTAAGAGTGCATCAAGTGTTGAACGCATTGAAGCTTTTATAAAATTAGGGCGCCCTGATCCCGTACAATATGCAGACAAGTCTGGACCTGTTCCTTATGATGTTGCTAGAGCGCACGTTCAACGACTTCTTGCAAATTATTAATAGGAGAGTAATTAATGCGTAGATTTGATATCATGCCCGATCCTGAAAGACATTTCTGGGTCAGTATATTGAAAAGTATGTTACGAATAGGAGGATTCGTTAGTTTGATTTATTCTACTATTGGTGGCGTAGCGATGTTAGTATTAGCAGAGATTTTAGGTATAGCGGAGGAAATGGTCTGATGTTTATAAATCCAAAACAGGCTATAGAAAAGGGTTGGATTCGTAATGTAAAAGACCGATGGATTCAACCTAACGCAGTTGATATTTCTGCAGATAAGCTATTTGAAATGAATTCAAGAACTTTATTTCGTATCGATGAAGATTCAAAAATGCATCGAGAAAGAACAGAAGTTCCCATTGTAAGTGATTATTGGATTTTAGATTCAGGCACCTATGATTTTGCAAGCAATGTGTATGTTGAAATACCAGAAGGAATAGTAGGTTGGGTAGTGGTGAGAAGTAGTTTTAATCGTAATGGAGTATATTTAGGTTCGGGGTTATATGACAGTGGGTATAAAGGCCCGATATGTGGAACTTTATATGTTCACGGTGCTACTGGATTGAAATGCGGAACACCTGTAGGTCAATTTATTTTAGCACAAAGTGATAGCCATGGAGTATATGCTGGTGGCTATAATGTAGCAGAAGGTAAATTACCAAGTCATATAAAATAAAAAAGAAGAAATAAAATGAAAAAAAAATTAGGAATGACATTACAAGACAAATATAGATTAGCTGGAACTAAACCAAGCGATTATGTCATAGATAAAAATGGAAATATCGTATTTGATAAATTGGGAAAACTTCCAGTTAAAAAAATAAATTCATATTTTACTGCTGATATAAAAATTAATAAGGAAGAATAAATGAACAAATCAACATTAGAACGATTTATCCAAAAATATAGTTTAGGTGGAGCTGTTGAAAGGGCCATGTGGACTTTTAAAGATAATAAGTTATCAACAACTTTTGTAACGGCCGGTAAAGCTTTGTTAGGAAAAGTTTCTGTTGATGATTTTGCTTTTGAGGATATTAAATTAGGCGTTTATTCGACAAGTCAATTACAGCGACTATTAAATGTTTTAGGAGATAATATTGATATATTTTTAACTAAAGTTGATAAATCTGCAATATCATTAAAGATATCCGATTCTGAGGCTACAGTTAATTTTACGCTAGCCGACTTAGCAGTGATTGAAACACCCCCTAAACAGATAAAATGGCCAGTATTTGATACAACAATAGATATTGATAATAAATTTATTGATACTTTTATTAGAGGGAAAAGTGCTTTGCCAGATGCTAATACGTTTACAATTGTTGATAATGGAAACGTAAAAATTATTATTGGATATTCAACAATAAATTCAAACCGTGTAACGATTCCTATTAGTGCTAAAGAAAAATTCTTACCAGATTTTTTATCATTTGATGCTAACTTGTTTAAAGAAATTTTACTCGCTAATAGGGAATGTAAATCCGCAACATTTAAAATATCGAGTAAAGGACTCGCGCATATAGCTTTTAATGTTAATAATTATAATGCATCATATTTTTTAACTGCTGCGCAAAATATAGATTAAGTTATGATAAAAAAAGATCATTATCTGTGGTGTGAAAAATATCGTCCTCAAAATCTTGACCAATATATTGGCAATCAACATTTAAAAGATAAAGTCAAACGGTATCTTCAATCTGAAGATATTCCACATCTTCTATTATACGGGAAAGCAGGCACTGGGAAAACAACGCTAGCTAAAATTCTTGTTAAAAATATAAAATGTGATTATTTATATATAAATGCATCAGATGAAAATAAGGTAGATGATGTTAGAGTTAAAATAAAGAATTTTGCGAGTTCTATCGGGTTTAATCCTTTAAAAATTCTTATTCTCGATGAAGCTGATTATTTAACACCGAATGCACAGGCAGCTTTACGAAATTTAATGGAAACTTTTTCACGGCATACGAGATTTATTTTAACGTGTAATTATGCAGAGAGGATTATCGATCCAATTCAGTCTCGATGTCAATTGTATAAGATAGTACCTCCCTCAAAAAAGGAAGTAGCTTTTCATTTAAAGGGTGTGTTAGAATTAGAAAATATTGATTTTAATTTAGATGATATTGCAATTATTATTAATTCGAGCTATCCAGATATTAGGCAAATAATTAATTCAACACAACGACAAGTCATTAGTAAAAAGTTAGTACTTGACGTTAGCTCAATTATTCATAATAATTATAAACTTAAATTATTAGATTTATTGAGTAATAATGGTTCATTTGTAGATATTCGACAATTAATTGCTGATAATTTTATAAATGACTATACAGAGTTTTATAAATTATTATATGATGAAATTGATATTTTTGCAAAGAATAAAATTTTAGATGTTATTCCTGCAATAGCTGAAGCACAATATAGAGATCAATTTGTCGTAGATAAAGAAATTAATTTTATGGCGTTAATAACAATATTGTTAAAAATAATAAGGAAATAATCATGTCAACAGTAGATAATATAGATCTTTCAAAAACAACAATTATTAGTTGTGAGAGTTGTGGCGGTAAAACATTTAAACAGACAATGCTATTAAGAAAAATGTCAGCGATTGTTTCACCTACCGGGCAAGAAGCGTTAATTCCCGTTGCCGTGTTTGCATGTGAACAGTGCGGTCATGTAAATGAAGAGTTTAGCGATGCATCTT